AACTGACCCTCGCCACATTGGGGACTGGTTTGATCATTGGTCACAATGTCTAGGTGAGGGTGAGTGGGCCATGGCAGTACTCGGTGACGACAACTTCGTCATCATGAACGACCATGGTACACATAAGTACCTGTCCTTTGATGGGTCCCGATTCGACTCCACGCTCGGCACAGATGCTTTGGCGTTCGAACGCCACGTCTACGAGCTGTGTGGACTCGATGACGAAGCCCTACAAGTCCTCAAAGCACAGGAATATTGTGACGTCTACATGCGTTTTGGCTCCAAATGGTCCAAGATGTCAGGTAGAAATTCCGGTGATCCGAACACGAGTTGTGGTAACACTCTCGTCAATGCTAGCGCATTAAGTGCTATGCTAACGTATCACGGAACGAGCGTCACGACCACACAAGCCACTCAGTTCCTGGCAGCTCTGGGTTTCAAGCCCAAGGTGCACATCTCTGGAGAAATCCATGAGCATGAGTTCCTGTCGGGCTTATTCATTCCCTATGGCTCAAAAACCGTGTGGGCTCCCAAGCCGGGCCGCTTATTAGCAAAGATCGGCTGGTCCGTACTCCGCGCATTGAATGGCGTGGAGCTCGGGTCAATCTACGGAGCCAACCAAAACTGGAATAACATCCCTTTCGTCCGAGAATATCTTAAAGCTCTTGACCGTCTCGATCCGACGCTCAAGACCACTGCCGCCAGTACAACTGTCCGCAACATTCTCGAACGGTTCCGCTCATTTGTTTCACGTCCAGGAGGGCTGGAACCCCAAGAAAACACTTGGGAGTTCTTCGCCCAACGCTATGGACTCGGCCCCATCCACGAGCTAGAATTCTCACTACTCCTGGACGAAGCAAAGAGCATCCCCTACGTCGTAGACGCTGAAGCAGTTCACGAACTCTTCAGCGTCGATTGCGAGTAAGCGGCGTAGGTGGGGCAATTTGAAAAACCTATGAAGAAAAACAAAAGCCAAACTTCAAAAAGCAATGCGGACTCGGGTTCACTTGAGAAACGACTGGCGCGTCTGGAGAGACGGACCCGTCGGTTGGATCGTGAGACGGAAGATATCCGTCACCCGGTGTATGATCCGCTCAGACTCGAACCCAAAGTCTACTCCCAACCAATGCAGGTCAAAGTTGATGCCGATGGTATTATGTCGCCCGAATGCAAAGCGCTATGCAAATCAATTGTCACGTGTGGCGCCACGCTCCCGCCGGCGATCGTACCGGCGTTCACGAACGGTGTCGCGTTCGACGGCTCAACAGCGCCGACGCAATACCATGATCTGGCGCCGCCCCAGGCGGGTGTCGTCTTGGCTGGGAGTAAGACATTGACCTTCAAGGTCAATGCCAGTGGAAATGGTGCTTTGGCAATCTTTCCTAATTACTGTGGACTCCGAGCCCATGGTATCTGGAAGACCGCTGCTACCACCTACACTGGCACCACGGCTTTCCCCACCAGTTACACTACGGCATCCACCACTGAGTTCCAAGCCAGTGAGCCTATCCTACCCGGTGCCGCAGACCCGTTTGATGGACCCACCCTCAACACGTCGTCAGGACCACGTATCAAGGTGCGTGGCGTCTGCATGCGTTGTAACGTGACCATCGATGGAACTACCGCCGCTGCCAACACGCGTTCCGGACTTATTCATGTCGGTGATGGACTTCTCAACGACTATGATTGGTCAGACGGCGCTGGCAATGACGGAACTGGAGGAGCCATTGACATTCAGAACTGTACCCGTTGGCGTTCATATGACGCAACCTTCTTCGACAACCATGATGACATCTTTGCAGCTGGACAAGCCACAGCAGTCAACTGTACCCTTGGCGCCGTCGCCACTGGGACTTCAGTGCAGGCGGCCAAGTCCCCCTACATCGCAATCTGGTTTCGAGGCGTCGTCGCCAACTCTGAATTCACCATTCGAATCTCGTCGGCTTACTTTGCCCACGGTACCTACGTAGCCCCGACCGTTGTCCCCAAAGTCTTAGCTTCTGCTGACTGGGCCAATGCGCACAACTGCATTCTGTATGGACAAGGCAACTCGTCTTCCCACACAGGATCTGAGCGTAACAAGGTACTCAGAAAAGCCAACGACAAGATGGAGCAGAACGCCATGATGCAAGCACCTTCCGTTTATACCCAACTAGCTCTCGAAGCTGGGAGACTCGGAAAGTGGACCCTTGAACGCCTTGCCCAATGGGGAATGGCCCTTTTCTTGAAGTAACTTTCAATTTGCCCTAAACCTAAACTCGTAACACAACCG